TATCTTTAGTGATGGTATGGGATTATCTGGTATGACTATTGGAGAAGTCTCAACATTCTTTGGTGGTTTGACTATTGGAGATTTCAGTAAGAGGGGAGACTCACAGTACACATCTGCTGGAGACAAGTTCAATCTTGTACCTCCTTCAATCCAACAACCAGTTACTACTACAACTACTGTTGGTACAATACCTAATAGCATAGCTGCGCTAAATACTGCATACTTTGCGGATTCTGGTTACTTATTCACCACTAGTGGATCAGTAATTCAATATGCATCTAAGACTGCTAATACTTTTGATGGATGTACTCTGGTACGGGGTAATAACTCCATATCAAACGGGGATGAGTTGATTCCGTTCGCAATTTCCTAAATATTGCTATAAATATAAATAACTCAAGGCACTTACACTACGTCGGAACAGAAAAACAATGGCTGCTATTATTTCAGATAAGTTTAGGATTTTCAATGCTAAACAATTTTTAGAATCTCTCACTGAAGGTCCTAATGATACAAGTGCGGAACGATCTAGGATGTACTTCTTTGTGGGTCGTCCACAACCATGGAAAGGGTACTTAGAAGTTCACACACAAAATTCCACAGCGTTTGTAGTAGGTAACGAAGTGTACATTGGAACGTATGGTTCCACCGCTTTCCGCGCCACAGTTGCTGCAGTTTATGATAGTGCCCTTCTTTTGACCGACGTTTTTGGTAGCAACGGTGTTAATTCTGCTCCTCCTCTTGGTTCTGCTTTAAAAGGTAGAACTGGCGGTTCTGGCGGTTCTGACACAGGTGCCACAGCAGTTTCTGGTGTATATCGTTACGCTACTGAAGATGTTCCACCTCTTCCTCTTGATAACCAATCAGAGAAAAGAGGACTTTACGACGAGTTAGTTGCCGCAAAACGTATTACTGATTCTTTTGCAAGAACAGTTATCCGTCGTTACAACTGGGATCTAGTTGCTAACCCTAAGTTTGATATGTGGAAACCTGACTATTCTGCTACTCCTGGTGGCGGTGGTCAAATTGGTAAGCAAACTGCAACAGGTGCTTCAAGCATTGCAGATGCTAAGTTCTATGTAATGAACTCATCTTACGAAGTATTTAAGTGTCTTTATAACGGAGAGAATCCTTCTAACACTACTGGTCAGAACGCAACTGAAGAACCAACTACTGCAGGTGGTAACTATGCTTCTGCTACTGGTCTCTACACTGAGACAACTGGTGCTGGTTACATTTGGAAGTATATGTACACCATCCCTACTGATGATGTACTGAAGTTCCTTTCTTCTGACTTCATGCCAATCGTTCTTTCTAACAACGCTTCTAGACAAGCAGTTGTAGCTCTTGCTACTGCTGGTGCTACTGACGTTGCTTTGATTGAGAACGCTGGTTCAGGTCTTCCTGCATCACAAACTCTATACACATCTATTAAAGGTGATGGAACAAGTGGTATTGTTAAGTTTGTAACAAACGGTTCTGGTACAATTACATCCGCTGAGATTCAAGCTCGTGGATCAGGTTACACTTATACTAATGTTTTATTTGCTAACGGTAACCTCTTCTCTGATGCTGGTCTAAGCAGTGCAGTAGCTACTGGTGGTTCTGCTGTTGGTGCTATTGAAGTTGTTCTTCCTACTGCTGGTGGACATGGTTCTGACCATGAGACAGAACTTAATGGTAAGCGTGTTATGACTAACATTCGTCTTACTTATTCTGAAGGTCAAGGTGACTTCCCTGTAGATAACGACTTCCGTCGTATCGGTATCATTGCTGATCCTTATGACTATGGTACAACAACTTTCGCAACTTCTGACACACTATCTGGTCTAAAATCTCTTAAGATTACTGGTGCTTCTGCAGATTTCTCTGTTGACGAGAAAATTACTCAGACTGTAACTGGTGGTACTGCACAGGGTTCAGTTGTTTCTTGGACACTTGATAGTGGTTCTACAACTGCTGGTGTTCTTAAGTATATCCAAACTACTGATGCACACACTGATCAAGGTGTTGTAAGAGCATTTGAGAGCAATGGTTCTAATGCTATTAGTGGAGAGACTTCTACCGCTTCTGGTAACGTAGATACTTCTTATAGTTCTGCACTACTAGGTGTCACTTTCGCAAGTGGTTTAGCTAACCCAGAGATCGAAAATAACTCTGGTAATGTGATTTACGTAGAGAACCGTCGTCTCATTACTCGTGCTCCTGACCAAATTGAAGACATCAAACTAGTCATCGAGTTCTAAACGAAAATAAATAACTATAAATCCCCTGAGATAACTTGGGGGATTTTTTTTATCTCTATAAATACTAAGGACAAAGAATGCTAGTATTTGGCGGAAAACGATGCCACAGAAGACGAACTTAAATGTAAGCCCTTATTATGAGGACTTCGACGCAAGTAAGAATTTTTATAAGATTCTATTCCGTCCTGGTTACTCTATTCAGGGTAGGGAATTAACACAAGTTCAATCTATTCTACAGAATCAGGTTGAAAGTTTTGGTAAGTATGCCTTTAAGCAAGGTGAACTAGTAATTCCTGGCGAGGTAGGTCTCAACACAAAATTAGATTACGTAAAACTATCGTCTGTTTCTGAGGTTGCTGTCTCGGAAGGAGACGATATTGTTTATAAGAAATATGATATTACACAACTAGTCGGTCAACAACTGATTGGTTTAACTTCTGGTGTCAAAGCTACTATTCTCGCAACGACTTTAGCAACAGAATCTGCCGCTGATACATTGTATGTTAACTACATCAATAGTGGTAGTTCTAACACAGAACCAACCTTCCGCCAAGGTGAAACTTTAGAAGTTGTTGATGGTGTTAATACACCACTTCTAGTTGTTGGTACAGATGGTAGTGTTCTACCTACTAGTATTTTAGTAACTAATCCAGACACAGGAGAAACTACTTCTCTAGAAAGTTCTGCTATGGGTTATGGTTCTGCTATTAAAGTAGAAGAGGGTATTTACTTTGTCAATGGTTACTTTGTTCGTTGTAATCAAGAGCTACTAGTTATTGATGAATATTACAACAAACCATCTGCAAAAATTGGTTTTACAATCAAAGAAGAAATTGTAACTCCAGAAGAAGATGCATCATTATATGATAATGCAATTGGTTCTTCCAACTATACTGCACCTGGCGCACATAGATTAAAAATCTCTTTAACGTTAAAAGAGTTTGCTTTAAATGCAATTACTGATAAAAACTTTATTCAACTTCTTACTGTTTCTAGAGGACAAGTACAAAGTAAGATTTCTACTACAGACTTTAGTGTTTTAGAACAAACTCTAGCACGTAGAACTTATGATGAGTCTGGTGATTATGTTGTTGACAACTTTTCTATCGATGTCAGAGAGTGGGCACAAAAAGATAGCAACAAAGGTCTTTATAGTGTAGATGAATTTGGTCTTTACAATGGATATGATGTTGGCACATCTGCTAGAAAGATGGTTGCTAGTATTGGTCCTGGTAAAGCATATATTAAGGGTTATGAGATTGTTAATAAAGAAACCAAGTATCTAGAAATTAACAAAGCTAGAGAAAGTCTTTCTTCTGATAATGTAACTCTCAAATCAAGAGGTCTTCCTTCTTACAGCATTACCAATGTATATGGTAGTGTACCTTTAAACAAAGAAGGATCTGATCTTACTGCATATCCAGATGTATTTTTATACAGTACATTTAATGATGGATCTATTGGTCTTAATAATACAGAACTTTCAACAGATCATAGACAAACAATTGACAGAAGAGGAAAATCATTCTCTGCAAATGATGGTATCAAAACTATTACTGTACAGATTACAAGTCCAAACACTCTTATTGGATCTGTAACAGATGCAACGTTCCAAACTCAATTTGGTGAATTGTATTATGTTAAAACAAGAAGTGATGTAGGAACACCAACTGCTATTGGATCATTTAAAACTCTTTCTTTTGCTACTACAAACAAACCACTTATTAATGCATCTGCATCTGTTCAATTTTTAGAGCTAACTGTATTTGGTCCTAAGAATGAATTGGAGTTATTATTAATTGAATATGATCTTTCCGATACTGAAAATCAGAGAAAAATTTATTTAACTGAAGCAGATGCTGCTTCAGCAGGAACTCAATTTGGTCATGTTGTAGATTACAGTAGTACAATTACTCCTATTATTGGTAAAGTAAAACCCAACAATTTCTTCTTAAAGAAAAGAGGTTCTGGTTTTAATTCTGATTCTGATATTGTCCTTTCTAAAGGTCGTTTAGCTGCTGGAACTGGTGCATACAATACAACATTTGGAATCTCTTATTTTGATCCTCAGTTCTTTACTAAAATTATTTTAGAATCGACACCATCTGGTTATGATGAAGGTAAGTACGTATTTGGTGTAGATAGTGGAGCATATGGTGTTGTAGAAGGAACTCCTTCAGGTGTATACAGCACAGGAAATATTTTATTCATTAAGACATTATCTGGTAGATTCTTATCTGGAGAAACAATCAGAGATGAGGATGGTAATACTGTAAGAATTGCTAGAGAAAATACTATCTCTCATTTTATTGTACAGAATAGAGGTCTTGGATATGCAGATGGTGTATCACTTTTAATTAATGGATTAGAATATGATAGTTCAAAAATTGAATTACTAAAGAGTGTTGATGGAAAAGTCTACAAAGCATCAATCAAAAATAGAAATGCTGTTAATGTAGAATATGCACAACCACCAGCTGTAACAGTTAAGAATCCAGATTCTGCAGGAGCTCCTAATTCTGGAGCTGCTGTTGTACCTGTTCTTTATAGAGACACAGTTACTACTTACACTCCACAGAATGTTAAGTCTCTTGGTTGTTCATACGGTTCAGGAAATTCAAATAGTTTCTCTGCAGACGTTGTAATTGATAGTCAAACTTATTCAGAAATCAAGACTGTAACAAATTATACATTCTTTGGTTCACAAGGTTCTTCCTTTGTTGAATCTACTAGCTTCAGTGCTGACGCATCAACTGCTGTACAACAAGGAGATCTAATTCAATTCTCTGATGATGACAACAACTTAGTTCGTGCAGTTGTTCAATATGCTACACAACAAGAAGGGGCATATAAATCTAGAATTTATATCGATACTGCTCTACCAAATTCTGTAACTAATGCAAGTATTGTAAGATTGCGTCCAAAGGTAGACAATTCTACAAGTGGCACACTTCTATTCTCCACTGGAAGCAAGCAGGTTTCTCAAGTTTCTGCTGGTGGTGATGACACTAAGATCAAATATTACTTCCGTAGAGATTTTGTAACTACGGCATCTAGTGGTGGTGGTATTATTACGTTTGCTGCACAGTTACCATTTGGTACACAAAGGTTTGCTGCATTCAGTGAAGAAAATGTAATGATCACTGTTATTGATCCAGGTGACGCACCTGATATTGTTAAGGGTGATATCATTTACTTAGAAGAAGATGATGTAGAAATTACTTCTGCTACTGATACTGCTAGTGGATTAACATCTGGTAGTATTAGTCTACAGCTACCATCAACATATTTTGGTACTATTCCTAATAATGGAACATATCCAAAACTTAAGTTGACTGCAACTCTAGAAGTTGAGAATGCAAAACCAAGACTTAAAACTGTAGTAAGAAATAAGAGAATCACAGTTACATCTGCTGGTGATCGTGTTGTACCATTAAGAGGTACTGATTATGATACAGATGTTGTAGAAATTCTATCATACTCTGATGCATTTAAACTCAAGTATGTCTACGAAGGAACTTCATCCCAACCACCTCAGATTGATACTGCTGGAAACCTAATTTCTGGTACTGATGTAACTAGCAGATATACATTTGATGATGGTCAAAGAGATACAATCTATGATGTTTCTCGTATCGTTCTAAAACCAGGATTTGAAGAAACTACTGGTCAACTTGTAATTGCATTTGATTATTTTGAGCATTCACAGGGAGATTTCTGTACAATTGATAGCTACTTACATGAAGCAGGTGTTTCTGAAGACGAAATTCCTACATTCAATTCTTCTGTTCTTGGTATTACAGAACTCAAGAATGTTCTTGACTTTAGACCGAAGGTAGATAGCACTGCTATCATTCCTGGTTTCCTTGATACTTCTACACTAGAAAGGACAGAAGGATCCTTTGCTGGTTCTGGAGCAATTATTACTAGTAGTCCTGCTTCTGATCTAAACTTGGAGTACACTTTCTCCTTTAGTCAGGTTCAATATTTGGATCGTATTGATGGTATTTTCCTAGATCAAAAAGGAGACTTTATTGTTAAAGAAGGAAACTCATCTCTTAACCCATCTAAACCAGATCCTATTGAGGATGCTGTTCCTCTCTTCTATGCATACATTCCTGCATTTACAAAGACCAGCAAGGATGTAAGAATTACACCAGTTGATAACCGTCGTTACACAATGCGTGACATCGGTAAACTAGAGAAGCGTATTGAGCGTCTTGAGTATTATACTACACTTAGCATCCTAGAGCAGCAAGCTCTTAATATGCAAGTTAAGGATGAGATTGGTCTAGACAGATTTAAATCTGGATTCTTTGTTGATAACTTTGAAGCACATAGAGTTGGTAATCTTGGATCTCTCGATTATCGTTGTGGTATTGATTCTCAACAATCTGTATTACGTCCACAGTCTAAAGAAGATTCTGTTAATCTCGTAGAAGTTAATACTAGAGAAGATCAGAGATCAGTTTCTGGTTACAAGAAAAATGGTAATATGGTAACTCTACCATACTCTCCACTATCTCTATTAGGAAATAATTTTGCTTCTGGAAAATTAAATCCAAATCCATTTGTTGTTCTCCAATATGTTGGTGACAGTGATCTTTCTCCTGCTATCGATCAATGGTATGATCAAAATGAAGAACCTGTAGTTGTTGACACAAACACAGATCTCTTCAATATTTTCTTAGCTAAGGAAAATGTAAAAGAAAGTTTCTCAAGTCTCTACAACTCTTTTGTAGTTAACTGGGTTGGAACATCTTCCTCGTTTACTTCAATCAATTCTTTAGGTGGAATTAATTCACAGGTAGCAACTACTTCTGTTACATCAGCATCTGTTGGTAGTTCTTCTAATATTAGTCCTAAAAATAATGATGTAGGTAAAGGTGTACAAACTAAATCTGTTGGAGATAATATTGTTTCTACATCATTAGCTTTCTATACTAGAAGTCTTCCTATCAAATTTAAAGTTGGTAGGATGAAACCCAATACTAAGATCTATGTGTTCTTAGAAGGTAGAGATATTACTCGTTGGGTTAATCCTGATTTAAGATATACTGGTATTGCTGGCAATTCATTGTCTGCATTCAATGGTGAAATTACTACGGATGAGTATGGTAATGCATCTGGTTTAATTATTATTCCTGCTGGTAAACCACCAACAGAAAATGCGACATGGACTGGAGATATTGATACTGTATCATATGATGCAGATGGACAAGAATTAAACTTTACTACTGGTGAACTAACATTTAGATTCACTTCTAGTGCAACTAACGAATCAAAACTAGGTGTAGATTCTTATACTGAAGTCAAGTATTATGCTACTGGTATTTTACCAGAGAGTCCTTCTAGTATCGTATCTACAAAACCATCTATATTCAAATCTAACGAAGGTGTACAGTTTATTTCAAGTAATACTGATAATCCTATTAAACCAAATCCACTAGCTCAAACCTTTAAGGTTGAGAATCTAGATGGTGGTTGTTTCATTACTGGAGTCGATCTCTACTTTAATAAGAAGAGTACAAACATACCAGTCAAAACATACATTACTAATGTAGATGCAGAGAAACCTGCTAAGAATATTGTTCCTGGTTCTGAGAAGACTTTATCACCAAATACTTTCCTTAAGTGTTTTGCTAGTGGAAATATGTCAGTTATGAAGGGAGAAAATGTAACTGGTGCATCTTCTGCTGCTTCTGGTCCTATTCTTAAAATCTTTGATAAGAACAATGTAGAACTAGTAGCTAGTGCTTCTGGTAAGTATAGTTTAACAAATGAGCAAGTATACACTGTTGTCCTTAGCAACCATAATGGCAAATCATTCTTACCGAATGAAGATTTACTTATTCCATCTGTAACTCTTTATAATGCAACAGATGGCACAGATTTCATTCTTTCTATTGCAAAAGATAGTGGTAAGTTATCTGATATTAGAGTTACAAATCCTGGTTTAAATTATGATAGTGCAATTTTAACTATTGAAAGTCCACAACTTCCTGGTGGTTCTACTGCTACTGCAAGAATTGAAGTGTCTGGTGGTAGGATTTACAATACTGAAATCTCACTATCTGGTTTTGGATACACAGAAGCACCTTCTGTTGTTATCAAAGGTGTTGGTAATGGTGCTGGTGGATGTGAAATTCAGACATTCATTGATATAGACACTCCTGCAGTCAGAATGGGTGTAGCAACTGATCAAGTTGGTGTTACAGAATCTACTACTCCTACACACTTTGCATTTGATTATCCTGTATATTTACAGAATGATACAGAATATGCTCTTGTAATTGAAACCGATTCTATTGATTATGAACTATGGTCATCTAAATTAGGGGAAACCGATATTGCTACAAGTACGGTCATCACAACTCAACCATCTCTAGGTTCGGTATACCGTTCCCAGAATACCGAAAGTTGGACTGAAGATATCTTTGAAGATCTTAAGTTCACTATGTATCGTGCTGAGTTTAATACTACAAGACCTGCAGAACTTCTAGTTAAGAATGCAAGTCTTGGTTATGAACTTCTAGATTCAAATCCATTTGAGACAAATGCTAGTGCTAATACCAATTCCACTTCTAAGCTATTCAAGAACAATAACTTTATTGTTAAAGTAAATCATAGAGATCATAGTTTTGAGGATACTGGCAATTCTTATGTGTTCTATAGAACTGCATTGGAAACAGGTGGTATTACATCATCTGTTCTAAACAGCACATTGTTCCAAGTATCTAACTCTGGTATTGATTCATACAATATCACGTCTAGATCTCAAGCAGCAGGAAATGCAATTGGTGGTGGAAGTTCTGTATATGCATCTACAAATAGAAAGTATGAAACATTATATCCACAAGTTTCGTATCTATCATTTTCTGGTACTTCTCTATCAACAGAAGTTAAAACAACTGATGTTGTTCCTGTAGATTCTGTTACAACTAATTTCACTTCATATTCACAACCAGATTATGAAAAGACTTTCTTGAATGAACCACATTACTTCACAAATCAGAAGTTTATTGCATCTAATATTAATGAAACTTTAAACACTTTATCTCGGTCACTTACATATAAGATGACTCTATCGTCTACTGTGTCTCATTTGAGTCCAATTATTGATCTTTCTAGTGCTACTGTTAAAACAGTATCAAATAGAATTGAAAATGCCAAAGGTCAAGAAGACAGATTTGGTAGAAGAGATCAAGTTGTTGAATTTTATCCTGTTTATCAATTTAATCTTGCAGGTAATGGTGCTACAGATCTACAAGAAAATCAAACAATTAAGGGTGTTACTACTAAAGCAGTAGGAACTATTGCTAGAGTTAATGGTCAAATTGTATATGTAAGAGTTAAGACATCTCAATTCTTCCAGAAAGGAGAGGCAGTAACTCTAGGAAATCAATTAGGTCTTACAAATGTAACTGTAGATTCTAATCCATCACAAGTTCCAATCAGTATTACAGATGCTGCAACAATTGTTGCACGTAATCCATCTGTTATGTTAGAAACATACGATAACATCATCACTGGTAAAGCTACTATTTGGAATAATCAGACACAGAGGTTAACATTAAGAAATGATGTACATCCTATCAATGATAGTTTCACTGATAGAATTATTGATAGTGCTTTGTATAACAGAAACCCTGTTGTTATAGATCAAATTGCCGATATCTTCCGTGTAGGAGACTTTGTTAAGTATCCTAATCAACCAGATGAAGAGAAGGCATATCTTGAGGTTGGTAAAGTAACTTATACAAATGGTTTAGACTTTGTTGGTGAAGATACATCTAAGAATGGATCTTCTGTTGCCAAGTACGTAACCAAGGAAGTTTCTATTACAAGTCCAGCTACTGCAATTGATGTACATTTACTTGCAAATGTCAAAGACATCTCTAACTTAGAAGTATTCTATAAGTTTAAGAAAGCATCTAGTCAAGAGAACTTTGATGACATTGATTGGATTTACTTTAACACTAAAGGAGAACCAGATACATATGAAATCGCAACTAGTGAAAATACAATTTCTGGAATTGTAGAGAAGCAATCTGCATACCAAGATCTTAAATATACTACATCAAATCTACCAGAATATTCATCTTTTGCAATCAAAATTGTGATGAAAGGAGTGGATCCAGCGTATGTACCTAAGATCCAAGACATTCGTGCTGTAGCTGCATTCTAATTTCCGCATATGGATTTCTTGAAAGTTGATGGACATGATGGTCTCGTAAGAGACCAAAACACTGGTGCTATCTTGAATCTGGACAATTCTGCTATAGCTGCAAGAAGGAAATCCATGCAGCTAACTTCCGCATTGGACGACATAAATACATTGAAGAATGAAGTCTCTGAACTCAAATCAATCCTGCGCGGAATAATACAAAATGCCAGCAATTAACGTAGCTAAGACCGATACCTTTGAGTCTCAAAGGCAGAAGATCAACGACATTAGCACAGCACTTTTCAACGTAACATCTGGTGGTAGTGATCTATCAACTGGTAACTTACAACTAGGAGATGGTCTAGTTGGAAATCCATCACTTAAATTCACCACTGACACACAGTTAGGTATTTACAAAGCTGGTGTAAAAACGCTAGGGTTTGTCAATAGTGGTAAGAAAATTATTGACTATAAGTTATCAGAACTTACAGCATATCAAGATTTTAATATTCAACAAAGAAAACTAGCACAATCGCTAGTTACTTTAGTTAGTGGTGGTAGTGGATATGATACTGGTACATATACAGAAGTTCCTTTAATTGGTGGTACTGGACAAAACGCTACTGCAGACATTGAAGTTCTATCATTTGATGGTTCTATTACAAATACTGGTTCTGGTTATACTAGTGGTAGTTACTTAACAATTCCTCTTGGTGGAGGCAATGGAACTGGAGCAGCTGCTAGTTTCACGATTACTGCTCTTGAAGGTACTCTTACAACTGCTGGTTCTGCTTATTTTCCAGGAACTTATACTGCAGTACCTCTTACAGGAGGGAATGGATCTGGAGCAGAAGCTACCATTGAAATTGACGGATCATCAACACCATCTGGTACTATTACCAATGCTGGTTCTGGATACACTGACGGCGTGTATTCTCAAACATCTTTCTTCAACGAACCAGTTCAAACATTTGTTGTTACTTCTGTAGCTAACCCTAATGCTGGACAAGCAGGTGAACCAGACTTTATTTACAATATTGATGGAGCAGACCAACCTCAGTTAACAATGAATGTTGGTAACACATATCGTTTTGATATGTCTGATTCATCTATTCAAGGTGCTAATCCTGGTGCACCAGGAAGTGATCATAGAATGACCTACCAACTTGCTAATGGAAACTCTATTGATTTCCAAG